TAGTATTTATGAGATTGTGGCTGAATTCTACAAAATCCGCTATCAAACCTATGTGAAAAGAAAAGCACATCAACTCAAAATCCTGAAAGAAAAAATGAAATTGTTGTCAAACAAAGCACGATTTATTCAAGAACAATGTGATAATGTTATTGACTTGCGCAAAAAGAAGAAGAAAGAAGTCGTTGAATTACTTGCCTCGCGAAATTACGATAAGTTGTCTGACGACAAAGAATACAAATATTTGCGTAGTATGCCAATTGACAGTGTTATCGAAGAAAACATTAAAAAATTGAAAAATGAATTACAAAACATTGTTGAAAAACATGATATCTTGAATAAAACAAGCGTTGAAAAATTGTGGTATCTGGAATTGAAAATGCTGAAAACCGAATTCAAAAAATATGTCGATGCCCGCGAAGAAAGAAAACGTTCCACGTCCAAATAAGGTTCATCGCATCCATATTAATATAACAACGTATATACTATTTAGGAAACTAGTGCGAAATATTTTTCTAATGTCAATATATAAAATGAAAAAAAGAATTCAGCGTATTGGCTCCAGACGCCAGGTTTTAAATGGTTCGGCCAGACAAACCTCGGGTGGCTTAAGAAAAAGCGATCTTAAGATGAACAAATGGGGACGCATCGTTTCCGTGCGTTTATCAAATTTAGCAAAAAAACAGAAACATTTGGAAAAAGCTGGATATACCGCCAAAAAGGGTAAATTCGGCTATGTAAAAACTGGCAAAGTCGTTAAAAAAACAAGAAGAAAGGGACAAAAATCCAAAACCGCCAAGAAGAAACGCAGAAAGGGGAGAAAGGGCAAAAAACGTAGAACCAGTCGTCGTTAATCACAAGTCTTAAATTATTTTTTTTCTCATTATATTTCATAATGGCAAAAAGAATGACCCGCAGAATTAGCAGAAAATCAAGCAAAAATCGCGTTCGCAAAACCAGAAACAAACGTCAGAGACAGAGTCGTCGCAAAATCAGAAGTCGCCGCCGCAAGCAAACCGGTGGACACATGAATCTCAACATGAAACATTTAGCAAACAACGCCGAACAATGGTTGTTGGGAGGTACAAAACCCCTCGGACTCATGGGAGGAGGCAAAAAGAAGAGACGCAAGAGTAAAAGAAAAAGTAAGAGTAAGAGTAAGAGTAAACGCAGACGCTAAACTTTCTTAAACATTAATAAATTTAACAATGTTATGTGTAAGGATAATTTACCCATTTAAAATATTGAATAGCATTATACACTCAATATTTTAAATCCATATGAGAAACAATGATAAAATAACGAATGGTGTCTACAAAGACCTCAACAAAGAATTACGACGATTGTATTTAAAATACAAATCCAATGAAATTGCCATTGAAGCCATAAAACATGAGATATACAATCTTTTGCCTGAAAAATTAAATAATCTGAAAAAAGAAATAAAAACGCCAAACGTAAATAATACAATATGAAAAATGCCACCCATTAAAAATGCCATCGTTTTGCCCGATAAACTCGATTTCAAAGAACTAAGTAAACCCTTCTTTTATTTGCCCTCGGCAAAATTATTCGTTATCTATGACAACAGACATTACAAAATTATTTATGATTCCGATATATGGCAATATATCAAAAAAAACATCTCGGAAAAATACCCTATCAATAAACAAACCATCAAAGGCGTATTAGAATTGAAACAACAAGTAAGTATCCGAAAGAATCAAACGACTATACTTAAACACATTAAAAACAAATGCCTCCTCACTACTGAACCTCATAAAAACACCATTGACAATATTATTGGAAATATATCCCCCATTCTCATTAAAAGTAAAAGCGAAACAATATATTTCCTCAGTGTTTTAGGCGATTCTATTCTCAACAAATCAGGGGATACCGTACATTATATTCATCCTCTCTCACGACACTTTTTCGATTATATTAAGAAATATTCAACGTCTTATTTCAAACAACCCTTGAAAATAGACCGAAAAATCAAATATTCACTCAAATTCAATGATGATGCTATATCCAATACACGCATAATTCGTGTAAAATACGCCATCACAAAACGTCACAATTGGATGGAATTCATCAAAACAAACTTCATTGATTTCATCGTTGTAGCATGCTTTTTCTCCAATCATTATCACAATGCCGACAATTGTTTCGCACGCATTGAAAATGAACGTACTCGTGAATCAATGTCCTTTTTAAATGGTAAAACGTGTGGGTCTTTCATAAAAGATTTCGTTGACGGTATCAAACTAAATAAGTGTCCTCATCACACCAAAAAATATAAATTCAGAGACATTGAATATTTATGGGCTTTGTATTTAGACAAGCACTATATTCATCACGACATCATAAAACATAATGTACTTGGTAATAACTTGCGAAACTTAATGACAATTACCAAAAAGAAAGAATTTATCAACATTGATTCGGAAATCTTAAAAAATATCGACGTTTTCAAGGAATTTTGGGATACAACAATTAATTATGATTATGAGACATATTATGACTTTGGTGAAATTAAAAACATGTTTGAATTGTGGCAGACATTAGTGAGAAAAGAAGAGAAGAAAGGTAAGAAGGAGACAGATAAGAAAGATAAGAAGGATAAGAAAGATAAGAAGGAGACACAGAAGAAAGGTAAGAAGGATGCAAAAGGAATAGAGAAAGAAGATAATAAATTCGTCGAGTATTCAGAAAACAAAATATTCAATATTTTGAATCATTATTACGACGATGACATTCTAATCAAGAATTCCTGCTTGTTCCACAAAAAATGCAAAATATGGGATAAAAATAGAGATATCGAGGAAACCCTGGTCGAATACAACAAACAATTCAAAAATGAGGAGGATGAGGAAAATAATGAAGATCTTGAAGATTTTTCAGAAAAGGGAAAAAAATCAACAAAATCTCAAAAAAACCTCAGCGCAGCAAAAATTTCAGAAAAAAACGAAATCTCAGGAAAATCTTCAAAATCCACAAAAGTTTTCAAAAATGAACAAATTCCCAAAAAATCTCAAAAATCGACGAGCTCAACAAAAATCAATGATTCCGAAGAATTTCTTGGAAAAGGAAAAAAATCAACAAAATCTCAAAAAAACCTCAGCGTAGCAAAAATTTCAGAAAAAAATGAAATCTCAGGAAAATCTTCAAAAAACGAAAAAATTTGTGAAAACGACAAAAAATCACAAGAACCCAAAATTTCTATCACCTACGAAAATTGTGAAAAAATATACGAATTCTATCGAAAATTATCATCAACAAAATCTTTTCTATTCATTATCAAAAAAGATTATTTTTGTAGTTACCTCCTCTCCAAAAATATGAAACACAGCGGAGAAATTGATATTTAAACCGAAATAATGTTATATTCGCGAGGATAAATCATACTACATCACTGGTTATGAATTTGTGTTTTTTTATTTGTTTCAAAGATATTCTATGCTCTGGTATTATGGTGAAAATTTGGAGTAAGAAGTCTTTTAAATTATCGGACATCATTTTTATAGATTTTCGATGTCCCTTTCGTGGATATCTCAGATCATATAAAGTTGCTTTAGGCTTAAAAGGGTAATTATTGGTAAATATCAACCACAAAATAACACCATAAGACCATAAATCAGTATTCTTGTGAAATTTTTTAAGTATGACTTCGGGTGATATATATCCTTCAGTACCGCAAATTTTATCCAGTTGTATTGAAGCATTATTGCGTTTGAATATACCAGGTCGTGTAAAAGCCATATCAATTAATTTCAACTTGAGGGGTTCTTCACTCACGACGATTAAATTTTCGAGTTTTAAATCTAAGTGTACGAGTTCTAACTCTGCTAGTTTATCCAGGCATGGAATGATGGCACGTGCTACCTTTTTCACAAATATTTCGTTGTATGGTTCCAATCGATCTACATAATTAAACAAATCTGTACCAGGTATATATTCATATATGATTTCATCATGCAAATAATATTGTTCGGTATGTAAAATTTTCGGAAAATAACTAAAATAATCTTGTTTATCACGAATAGCCTTATTTTTTATGTAATTTAGAATTTTAATCTCCCGATAATATAACCGGGATATTCGTTTTTTTGTTCTTTTACATGTATAATATTGAGAATCGTTGTTAGTATATTTGATTTTCAATATTCTACTGAAGTCACCGTCGTTTATCACCTCCAAAATACAATAACTATTGTTTTGTTTTGGTATTAGTTCTTTTTCTCGGTGTATAGGCTTTTGAATATTTGTTTCTATAACGTTATCTTTTATATCTACGTTATCTACGTTTTTTACATTTTTTACGTTTTTTAAGTTTTTTAAGTTATCTACGTTTTCTATTTTCTCGCATACTTTTATTTGGTCTTTTTTATTTACTCTTTTAAATTTTTTTAAAAATTTATGAAAGGCGTGTTTGATTCGTGTTTTTCGGGGAGTTATTTTCATATCAGAAACAGTTTCTTTTGCGCAAATATCATTCATTTAATATATTCAATATATTTAATAAATATTATACTAATTATTATGGACTTAGATTTGAATATTGATAATTATTCATTGCAAGATATACTTAAACTTTTTAAGCTTAATTATAATTTTGATTCTAATGATGTAAAACAGTGCTATCGTTTGGCTCTGAAAACACACCCCGATAAATGTGATTTGGGTGTTGAATATTTCCATTTTTTCATGAAAGCCTACAAAATAATTGAAGAAATATACAAATTCAGAAACAAAGACCAGATAAATTCTTCGTCGAAACTTGTAAATTCAGCAAATACTAATTATGGTGAAATGTATGCAAATAATGATTTAGACTCATATTCATTGCATGGCGAAAGTACGAAAGAAACAAACGAAAAAATCTTAAAATGCGTGAAAAATAAAAGTCGTGCCGAATTTAATGAATGGTTTAATCAATTATTCAACAAAGTGAAAATTGTAGACGAAGAAGTGGATGACGGTTACGAAGAATGGTTTAGAGGCAACGAAAATAAAGGCGATTTATCTCAGGAAAAATTGTCAAATGATCAATTTTCTAGACAGTTTGAAAAACACCGTGAAAAAACCAAAGCCATGGTACGTTATGAGGGTGTAAAAGAACTTCAATCGTCGGGAGAAACCGCAAACAATGGTTATGGTATATTACGTAAAAAACCCGAAAGTTATTCGTCGTCCTTATTTAGCAAATTAAATTACGAAGATTTAAAGAAAGCTCATACCGAAACAGTGGTACCAGTTACTCAGAGTGATTTCGAAAATAAGGAAAAGTTCAATAATTTGAATGAATTAAAGCAATACCGCAATAATCAAAATGTAAACGCGATGTCCATCGAACAATCACGACAATATTTAAATCGGAAAAAAAATACAGAAAATGAATTTAATACGAATCGAGCTTATGATTTAATTAAACAAGACCAGAGAATTGCCGAAAGTCATAAAAAATGGTGGTCTCATATTAGACAATTGGGAGATAAATAGAAATTAAATATGTGGAGTGTCCGACAATTTATTTTTATTGAAACAATATATAGAAATGTTGGATACAAAAATTGTTTTGGGAGTTGTGGGATTAACCACCATGGCATATATTTACAATAGGGTAAAAGACAAGGATTCAAACATATATAGCAAGCATGATGATAATGTGATTAAACAGTATCTCATCAATGAAAAGGGTAGCAAATACTACAAAGCCACCAAAGATAAGTCATCCAAAGAAGAAAAACCTTACTTGTGGATTCATAATTCCTACGATGCCAATTCGCGACACTGGAAATCATTTAATGAACGTAAAAGCAATGATCTTAATCAACCTTATATTGAGCTGTGCATGAAGAGTATTATTGACAAATGTAGCGAAAGTTTCAATATTTGTCTCATCTCGGACAGTTCATTCAAGAAAATTTTACCCGAATTGAGTTTCAATATTGATAAAACACCCGAGCCAATTAAGACTCACTATCGTGAATTAGCCTTGATGAAAATTGTCCAGAGATATGGCGGTATGGTTGTACCGTCCTCTTTTATTGCTTTCCGTAATTTAAATTTCCTTTACAGTATGGAGTTGAAAAACTCCGAAATGTTCTGTTTTGAATTTCCCAATGAAGGACTTACGAGTGATTATGAGCGTCTTCTTCCTTCCACATTGATATTGGGTGCAAAACGGTATAGTAGAGTTCTGGAGAATATTATACACCGTTTGGAAGAATTTTTGGCTGAGGACCACACTGCGGAATATGACATTTTAGGTAGAGTTAGACACCAACTTATGATGGCACAAGAAAATGGCGAATTATCGGTACTGTCGGGGACAAAAATAGGTACTCGCGATGCCAATAATTTACCGGTGAACATTGAAAAATTGTTTTCGACGGAATTCTTACAATTGTCTAGCGACGCACTGGGACTTTACGTACCCAAAGATAAAATACTCTCGCGAACTGCTTATGAATGGTTTGCGCGACTTTCGGTCAAACAGATTTACGATTCTGAAATTTTTCTGTGTCGTTTGCTCTTCTTGACACAAGGAGAAATTTATGAAAGACAACAGCAACAACTATGTAAAGATTTTAAGTGAGTATTGAGTATTGAGTATTGAGTATTGAGTATTGAGTATTGAGTATTTAACTAGGTTTTCTTATGTAATATATGATTTCGTAATATGATTTTATATATTTCACCTTGGATGTATATCCTATTTTATGGTATCGACACATTTGTCTCACCACTGTCATAAACGTGGTATATTTATGTTCACGGTCAATGTATTTTAGTTTGGAAGAATAATAAAAAGGCTTGATGGTGTCACAAAATTTCTTTATATCGCCGTCTTTTTTTGCCAGGTCAAATGCCAAGTTTGTCATAATAAAACAAGAACCGATTTTTTCGCAATATTTTTCCAGGAAATTAAACAATATATCGCTGGGAAAATCTTCTTTAAAATTCTGCTGGACCATTATATTATACATACATATTTTTAAAAATTCGAGTTTTTTACGCTTTATGCTTTATTCTTATGCTTTATTCTTATGCTTTATTCTTTTGTCGACATTAGTTCATTCGTGAAAAAGGACAATTGTATTTCGTGTTCGCTTGCCCTGTGAAATATCGCAATATACTTGCAGATTATTTTCGTTATTTTGTATTTTACTTCCTCTTCGACATTTGTAGCACATTTAATGTACAAAAAATAACTGTCTAGAATATCCATTACTGAATAACCCTTGTCTTGTATCAAAAAAATCAAGTCAATCGCCAAATTCAGGTCTTTTTTTTTATACCAAGCATCCGTGTACATTTCTAAATCATGGAAACTAATATTCGTACATATATCTTTCACGTTCCCCAGGTTAATTTTTTGGTCATACAATTTGATTTTCTCTAAATAATTGAGAAGTAATCTGATTGAGCGGTTGCTTACTTTTATGATGAATTCTTTGGCTTCTTCGCTTATTTTGAGTTTCTCTTCTTTGATAACACGGTCGTATATGTTTGACATGATTTTTTTCGTTGTTGGGTTGATTTTGATGATAGAACACCTGGATTGTATACTGTCGATGACTTTTTGATTGTTTGAACAAGAAGCTAGAAAATTGACATTTTTACTGTATTTGTCAATGAAATTTCGAAATACTTGTTGACTTTGGTCGTTTATCATGTCTATGTCGTCAAGTATCAACATTTTTTTCTTTCCCGCAATGTTGCTCGTAGTTTGACAAAAGGTTTTCACATTGTTACGGTAATACCGTATGCCCTGTTCGTCGACGTTATTTATATATAACACGTTGTCGTGTGGTATTTTATCTGTTTTGTAATATTCGCGGATTATGGTTTCAATGAGTGTGGTTCTGCCACTTCCGTTGTTGGAAATTATTAGGAGATTTAGAGAATTCATTTGAATGAACATTTTGATTAAGTTGATATGATAATGTTCTTGATCGAAATCTTTGAAGGATTGAGGTTGATATTTCTTTAGAAAAGATGCATGGTGTCCCTTGGATAAAACCATTCTTCGTTTTGTATATCATATCTTATTTGTCAATGTTTATTTGGTTTTTTTGGAAGTTATTATCGTAGCATAATATAAGATAATGAAAAAATTCGGTCATAAGTATGATGGGGCTCAGGAACAAGAACAAATGCTGAATATGTTGAATATAGGATTGGGGGCGTTTTTGCTTTATTTGTTCCACAAAAATTTTGGAAAGAAAATGAGTGGGGGTGCTGATGGTGATGTTCCTAACCACAAACATGTAAATATTTTCTTAATTTTCATTTTATTTATTATTCCGTTAATTATTACATTTATAGTAATGGCGACAGATTGGGACAATGCTAAAACACCTATAATTATTCTTATATTTTCTTTTTTCACAGGTATTATATCATTATATGTAAAACAAAATTGGGTAAATGAAAATTGTACATATAAAGAGGATCATTTTTGTTTGTACGAGAAGAGTAATAATGCGGTTAATGATGAAGGATAATTAAAAGAGTGATCTGGTTAAATGATTATAGACTATAACATTTTTCAATTGTTTTTGAATTTTTTATAATCTATTATAATATATAATATGAATACCTTTTTAAATATAATTATTTTTTTGTCTTATG